GTGGCAACCATGGTGTGGAAAGAATGGTTTTGATCGGATCCGTGATGATTACTAAATCTTCGTCATCAGCAAGGTTCCCACAAAAACTAGCTTTGTTCCAAGCATCAACAACTTCGAACTTAAGTTCGAAACCAAGAGACTTGGCAATACGCCCGTTCGCCTCAAAATCGTCCGGCATGCGAAAAATGCCATCATCACCTTCAAAGAAAGCGTCAATTTGAGAATAATGGAAGCCTTGTTCAGATAAATCGAACAAAGTGAGCATGAGGTTAGTAAACCCATTGCCCAAACTGGTGAACATTTCACCACTCATTCTTTTTGCAATAATAGAGGCATTCCAAGTTGAGAATGCTATATTATTGCGCCCCAGAACATGTTCGTCAAACATGCTGATCCAAGCTTCTCCTGATGAAACTTGCTGCAACATGTGTGCATAAAGAGCCCGCTCACAAACAAGCATGATCAAAGCACGAAAGCTTGATTCAAATTTGCTGAAATCGGTACAACAGTATCTGGCGCCTGGTTGATACAGGACTTGCTTCATGACCCGGCCTCGGTCAGACACGGGCACATACTTGATGAACCACTTACTTCTCATAACAGCTTTTTCAATTCGTTTAGTCAACGGACCGAACAAGAGTTTAGAGACATCGGCTCTCGCGTATATGCCACGCGCCAGTTTTGACATGCTCTCATAGTTTTCATACTTCTGAAATGCATTAATGCAAAACCAAGGATGAACAAAGCTACCATGCAAATTGCTCGCGAAACTCAACGAATCCATAGCACGAATGCCGGCCGTGTAAAGTATATCGCGTCTCCATTTTGGGTAGTTCGACTCGGTCTCGAGCCAATTAATGACATCATTTTGGGTATCAGAAGGCAACGGATCGAAGTTTTCCTCGATAAATCGTTGACAGAATTTACTAAATCTCAAAAGCACTCCGAAGTCAATTGGACTGGTTTGCCGAAAGACGCGACCCATAGCCCCTGCACGTATTGTGTAGGGATCAACATTTGCTATAGGCAATGCTGCACCAACTATAGCGCAGCCCGCATCAATGGCCATTGGTGGCCGTTTCATACGGCCGGACCAAGTAATTGGGCCCATGATAAGTGACTTATCAGTGGGTCCAACTTGGTCCTGAAAAAGGCCGGCAAGCGCGTCGACCCAACTCATGCCTCTCAGTGCATGACGTCTCTTCCAAATGCGACTTTTAGGTCGATTGGTTGTGACGGCGCTCGGGCCATTGGAAAATTTCGCGCAATGTCACGCGATTGCAACCAACAGGCAAAAGCAACTAATGAGTTGCCATGATGCAAGTTCATATCTTTAGTAAGAACATGCTCAGAACCAGTATTGATTGTAAAAAGCGATGACAAGACGGAATTCAACCTTTCCCACGCCGCGTCCGGTGCGGAGTCGTACGTATAAATACGTCCAACAAAGGTTTGTGCCACCGCGGCCAATGAAAAACGAATGCGTTGCGTATACAATGCTTTCTTCTTACAAAGGCCATCACAGCGGAGACCACGAGTTACGAATCCACCTCTAGCGGCACAACACTC